GGGGTCAGGCCCCGGGCAGGTTCATCACAGGGCCGGGATGCCGACTTCGCCCACGGCCACCCAGCCGGGGTTTTCGACCATGACGGCCTTCCACCAGATCGCGCCGGCATAGCCGCGCTGCCCGTGGGGGTCGCTCTTGGACTTCATGCCGGTGGGCAGGAAGGTGACATCCATCGACTCCTTGCCGCGCAGGGCGACCTGGCTCCAGCCATCGGCCGCGCACACGATGAACTGGTACACGTCCACGTTGTTGTTCAGCATTGACTGCAGGCCAGTCACGCCCACGGCCACGCCAGCGTCCAGCACCGCCACAAACTCGGGGCTGGTGATGAAGCGGAAGCGTTCCACGGCACCCAGCTCGTTGGGCATCGGGGTGCCGCTGGCGTACTTCTCGGCCGGGATGAAGCCAGGGGTGTCGCGGATGATCGGCTCCAGGTCGGTGTGGCAGTACACGAAGTAGCCACCGGCAATCGGGCTGGTGGCGTAGTTCGGGCCAGCCTTCAGCACGTTCGACACCATCTTGCCGTGCTGCGCTTGCAGGCTGCGGGCCATCTTGCGCACCATGGGCAAGGTCAGCGTGCCGTTCACGGTGGCGCGGGTGGTGCCCGTGCCACCAAAGAACTTGTTGGTGCTGGCCTTGAGGGCGCCGAAGCAGATCATCTCGTTCACCAGACTGATCCGCTCGCCAATCTGCGTCTTCATGTTCGCAGGGATGTCGTCTTCGTAGGTGTCGGCGGTGTGGTCGGTCCAGCCGTACAGGCAGTTGTACTGCTGCAGAACCACGGTCACGTCTTCCGGCGTGATGTTGTCCGGCGACGGCGTGACGCCTTCGCTGGCCAGGTGGGCGGTCACCATCGCGTTGCCACGGTCGCCGGTCGCGGTGGACCCAAAGAACGTGTTGCGGTTGGCACCGGCCGTAGCGCCGTAGGGCAGGAAGCGCCGGGCAATGTAGGTCTTGCTGGAGTTCTTGGGCATCCGCACTTGGCGGCCCATCCGGCACAGCGTCTCTTGCGGGACGGCGTGCTTCAGGATTTCGCCCTTGAAGCGGTCAATCCGCGCCGGGGTCAGCGCGTAGGTCTGCATGGTCATGATGGTTTCTCAGTTGGTTGGCGACCAGCTCACTCGGAGTTGAAGCCGGTCAGGAATGGGTCGGTTGAATCGCCGGCAGCAGTGCCGCCAGTTCCTCGGGGAGTCACAGCCGCTTCGGTGCGGCTCTTCCATGCGGTTGCAGGGTCAGTGCGCCGGGGTGCCGGTGCAGCCTTGCGCGATTGCTTGAACATCGTCATGGCGTTGCTCACCACGGCCGAGTCATAGGACTGGCTGGCTTGTGCCAGGGTCTGCTTGAACTCGTCGGGCTGCGCGGCCACCCACTGCGCAAAGGCAGGGTCAGCGTCGATCTGCTTCCAGTCGGGGTGGTCCTTGGACAACAGGCGAAGCTCAAACTTCTGCTCCACCGCGCTGACCTTCTCGGCCACCAGATTGGCGATCTGCTCCTGATCCACGCCACCGCCGGGCAGTGCCCGCAGGTTGCGCACCTTCTCCAGCGCAGCGGCCAATGGCGGGAAGTCGTCCTTAAGGGCGTCGATGTCCTCTTGGTTGATTTCCACCTGGGCGCCGCTGTTCAACTGCTGCAACGTGCGCTCGATGCCGCCGATCTTTCCAAACGCGGTGCCGAATTGCCGCTGGGCTTGATCGCGCAGGCCCATCAGTTCATCGCGTTCCGCCTTGGTCAGTTGGACGTACTCCGGTGCGGCGGGCTCGGCCGGGGCCGTGGTGCCTTCTTCCTGCTGAGTCGCGTTGTCCTGTTGCTCGGCCGGCGTCTCCGTGGGCGTTGCAGTGGTGTCGTCGTCAAACCCGGCAGCAAATGCCGCTTCTTCGTCTGGATTCAGGGTGCTGGCGTCTCCGCTCATGCTTTCGCTTCCGCAATGAAAAAACCGCCACAAGGGCGGTCGCTTGTCCACCGGCTCGCTGAGAGTGGGTGGGTCGGTATCGCCGTGGCCCTTGCGGGCGGCGGCCAAATTCGTGTCAGGTCGGCGGCGGCTTCGGCTCGTCGGCCAGCGCCAGCAGCGCCTTGAGTTGCGCGATGCGCCCCCGGATGTGTTCGGTGCGCTCGGGCGGCAGGCTGGTGTCGTTCAGCGCCCGCAGTTCGGCCAGGGACTGCTGCATGTGGCGTTCCAAGCCCACCCACAGCGGGTGCAGGCGCTCATGCGGCGCCAGGCGGAAACGCTCGGGGGTCATTCTTGGTAGGCGCGGCCAGGCGCGGCGCGGCCTTCCGGTTCAGTCGGCGGGGTGGCAACTTGCGGCCCCTCGCCATCGGCGCCGGCCAGTTCCTTCTGCACTTGCAACTTCATGGTGTCGCGGGCCAGCGCAACCTTGGCGTCGTCCAGACTGATCTGCCGCTCGTTGGCGTACTTGAGCAAAGCAAGTTCGCGCTCAAGCTCCAGACGGCGCACGTTGTAGTCGTAGTTCGTGGCCTCGCGGCTTGCAAGCACCTCGTTGTAGATGCGGTCGCGGTCCACGTCGTTCTGGTTGCGCTGCGCGGCCAGTTGGTCGCGGCTTTGTGCAACCTGCACTTGGGCGTTGGCGCGAATCTCAGCCGCTTCCACTGCCGGGGCCTTAGGCGGCGGCTGCTTGGCCTTGGCTTCCTTCTCGGCCTCGGTCAGTTGGAACTGCTCGGGAGACAGCCGCTTGCTGCGCAACATGGCTTCCATGCACCGGCCTGGGTGCAGTTCATAGGCCGGGTCTTTGGACGCGGCCACCAGTTGCGGGATGAACTGATCTTGCAGCGCCTTTTCAATGATCGCCAGCGCGCCGCTGGTGTCCACCTGATAGTCGCCCTTCTCGTCGTCGGGCACGTCCGGGTCCAGCAGCAGCCACTCGTAAAAGTCATCCACCAGCGGCGTGGTCACGGTGTCGTTCAGCCCGAAGCCGACATCGCGCAGAAGCTGGTTCGCGTTGTTGTCCTGCAGTTGCTGCCCGCCGAATGTGTCCGGCGTGGTGTCGCCGCTCTGGCCCTGCGTGATGAGGGGGATGCTGCTGTGTTCCTCGGCCAGCTTGAAACCGTACTCCACAATGGACATGAGCTGCGGGGTCTTGTTCGGCCACTCGAAAGCGGCAAACGCCTTGCGCACGTCATCAATGCCGGCCGCGCTTGCCGGGTCCAGCCACCACAGTTTGTCGGGCGTGATCTTCTGGTTGCCGTCAGCCGGGATCAGCGCGCCCATGATGCTGACGATCTGCGAACCGGCCGACATGCCGGCGTTGTTCAGCATCGCCCGGGTGGCCGCGTTGACGATCTTTTGCGGGGTCTTGACCTGTTCGGCCACGCCCACACCGGCCCAATGCCCGGCACGGCGGCGCCAGTTGAACACCCGGTACGGCAGGTTGTCGGACTCCAGCACCGGGCGGATGGCGCGCACCACGCGGTCGTTCACGAGCGTGACAACCGCCTGCACCTCGTCCACACCCTCGGGCAGTTCTTCGGCCTGGTCGCCGTTGGCCGCCTCAAACGCGGCGCGGGCGATCTTGCCGGTGAAGTGCCACACGTCAAACTGCTTCTTGTGCTGCGGTTCGTGCGGGTTACCCTGCTCCAGATTGACCTTGTTCGGACCCTCCTTGATGACTTCCATGATGGCCGGCTTGATCCAGCCCGGCCCGCTCAGGCCAGCCAGTTCGGCGGCCAGCATCCGGTCGTACTCGAAAGCGTGGCCTCCCCGGTGGATGTCCTCGCCGCAGCCCGGGGCCGGGTAGAAGTTCCACGGGTCAACCCAGCGCGCCGCCGGCTTGATCTTCTGGACGATTTCCAGCGCCACAGCGCCGGACTGCGCATCGCGGCGCAGCACGCGGGCCTTGCGCGGCTCGGGGATCGGCCCATGAATCACGCCCGTGCCAATGCGCGCACCGTCGAAGATGACCTTCCGCATTTCGGCCGGGTGCTTGTACTCCACCATCCAGTCGTAGATGCGGGCGCAAGCCTTCTCGGCCGCTTTCTCGGCCTTCTCAATCTGGTGCTTGGCCAGGTCTTTGACGGCAACCGGCTGACCGTCCGGCCCAGGCATCGGCTGGCCTGTGATCTGCTCGGCCGGCGTGGAATCCTCGGACGCGCTGGACAACTCAGGCACCGGGGTGGCCTTGAGCGTGAATGGCTTGCCATCCACCGGCAGCGCGGTTTCGCAGACCTTGGCAGTGCCCGCGTCCACGTAGCGCGCCGTCACCATCACAAACGCGGTCGCCTTGGTGCTGTCGGCCGGGTTCGTCTTCTTGATGAGCCCGCCTTCCATCGTCATCGGCTTGGCCCACTTGGCGGCCATGAAGTCGCTGCGGGTCAGGTCGTCAATGCCCAGGTAGGCTTCTTCGTTGTCGTGCCAGGTCGCCTCGATGCCGGATTCCTTGCGCGCTGCCACAGCCTCGTCGCGCAGCTTGGCGATGTGCGTGGCCAGCCCGTGCAGGCGGTCGGCGCGCTCAACCTGCGGGCGCTGGATTTCTTCCCGCACCTCGTCTGGAAGGTCTTGCAAGTCGGCAGAGTTCATGCGGTGCCTTCAGCGCCAGGCGCCTTGATCTTTTGTGCGGTGTTGCCCGTGATGTAGGCCCCGACGATTCCAATGGTGGTCAGCATGTAGGCGCTGCCGTCGATCTTGCCCAGCAGCGTGAGCGTGAACGTGCCCGCCCCACTCACCAGCGCCAGCAGAAAGCGCCGGCCGCCGTAGGTGGTCATGTTCACCCCGCGCCCCCGGTCTTCACCACCAGCGCAACCACAGCCATGCCCACAGCGCCCAACACGAGAAGGCCGGCCCGAATCAACCACGTCCGTGCCTCATCCCACCCGGGCGCCTTGCGCTCCAGGCTGTGCAGCCGCTCGTCAAATTTGCCCTGCCGCTCGGTCATCACGCGCACCTCTGCCGCCGTGTGCTCCATCGTCAGTTCGTGCCGCACCATCACCGCCAGCGCATCACTGAGTTTGTCCACCCCGGCCGCAACGTCGTTGACTTTGGAGTGAACGACCTCCACCGTCCCGCGCATCGCGCCCACGTCCTGAAACAGCGTGTCAATCCGCGAACTGTCCGCGCTCATCATGTTTGCCAATGCTTCGGTTTGCCGCGCTTGCATGCTGAATGCCGCGTCAGGGTCCGTCACCAGCACGCGGCGTTTGACTTGCGCGCTTTGCTTGGCTGTGTCCACGTTTTCTATCCGCACCGGCAGGGGATGGGTTTACAGCGGCCAGCCACGCGAGGCACTGGCAAACGCAGTGCCGTCCCAGGTCCAGCGGACGCTCGTGCCAGGATCAGCGTACTTCAAGGTCTGCAGGTTGCCCGGCATTGCCATCGCGCCGCAAATCTCGATCCAGTCCCCGATGGCCCATTGAGCAGGCGCGACGTTGAAGCACAGCAGGCGAATCGTTACCGCAGTCGGGACAGGCGTGATACTCATCACAGGCAACGCGACCATCTCATTGGCCGGCATCTTCTGGGTGGGCGCGTAGACCGTGGTGCCCGCGATCTGCGCGCTGCCGCTGTCGCGCTGTTCCAC